TTAGTAGATGAGTGGACGGCGACAAGGGAACAACCTTTGTCGCCGTTCTTTTTCCCGCTATTTGCGGGGTGTAGGTGGATTGTTGATAAATAAACAGGTTGGTGGTTCTTGCTTTTTATGGTTGTTTTAGCCTATTTTGAACTACTGAATTTAGTTATTTCTTAGTTATTTTTATGGCAACTGCAAGGCTTGTTTTACGTCGCTCTACCAACAAGGAAGGTTTATACCCTATTGTTGTTTTAATCTCCCACAAGGGGACAAACACAGAGATAGCGACCAAGGTTGCGATTGAAAAGAAGTATTGGGACAATGGAAGGATAAAGAGGGGGTGCCCACAAGTTGATAACGTGAGGGAGGCAAACACGAAGCTGTCTATTAAGCTTAATGACGTTCATTACTTTTTGGATGTATTGGAAGAGAAAAGACGGCTGGATAGTATGACCGCAAAGCAGATATCTGATTTTGTGAAGAAAGGCGGGAAAGCGCATTCTGACCGGAGCTTCGTTGATTATTTTGAAGAGTACATACCTCAGATTGATAATGAGGGGACACGCGAAAAGTATGTTTACACCCTGAAGGTTTTAAAGAAGTATTCTCCAACTCTATTTCTTAGTGAAATAAATAAGCCTTGGTTGTATCGATTTAAAGAATGGAGAATGCAGCAAGTGACCCCAGCCACCGTGAACATGGATTTGAGAAACATTCGGGCATTGATAAACCGAGCTATTGACGTGGATGAGATAGTAGGGCAAGAAGTGTACCCGTTTCGGAAGTTCGAGTTTTGCAAATTAGAGCCACGTAATTTAAGGCTACCCGTAGAAACGATACAAGCGATAAGGGATATTGATTTGCCCCGCGAAACAGATAGGAACGCGCGCGATTTCTTTATGCTGTCGTTTTATTTTATAGGCATTAACAACGTAGACTTATTTAACCTTGAACCGATGGAAGGGGGCAGGGTTGAGTACGTGCGTAAAAAAACCTCAAAAAGGTATTCAATCAAAGTTGAGCCTGAAGCATTGGAGATAATAAATAGGCATAGGGGCAAACGGTCGTTTTTAGATTTTACAGAAAGATATTCCCGCCCCAACACGGTCAACAAAATGATAAACTACTATTTAAAACGAATTGGGGGCCTTGAAGAGATAAACGTCCCTGACCTTGTAATGTATCATGCCCGGCACAGCTGGGCCGGTATTGCAGCACGTAAACCCATAGGTGCAAGTAAACCGTTAATCGCACAGGCTTTAGGGCACGGGCGACTAACGGTTACTGATACTTATTTTGATTATGACACTGAGTTGGTTGATGACCTAAACAGGCGGGTGCTCGATCTGCTAAAAAATGATTCTCTTAATCTTGAATAGATAATATCGTTCTCTTGAATCGGTCAGGATTTCACCGCCATACATCCAGTTGTTTTTTATGGCCCCGGCTTCGGCCCCTACCAAACTCCCAGCCCCGCCTCCTATGTAGAACTGCCAGCGGTCTGGCTTATCTTTGTACTCGATTTCAGGATAAAAAACGGGGTACGGTTCGCGCACAGTACGCAACACATAAGAGGGCCGATACTCAATGTCCCGCCTTTCGATAATCCCCTTAACCCAATCCTTTATAATTAAGTGGGTGGTGTCGTTTACTATCGAGTCGATGTAAAGGTTGATATCCGGCTCAACTGGTTCAGGGGGTGGGAGGGGCCTGTCTCTGTAAATGGTTGTATCACGAAAGACGATACTGTCTTTGACAATTATCTCAGGTTTCAGATTTTTGATTGAATCCAAAACGGCTGTTGATACAAGCGTTTTTCCTGCGGGGACTGAGAATTGAGTGCAACGCTCCCCAACAAGGAAGCCAAACACGCATATCAGCAAGGCGACAATAAACGCCAAAATTGATTTTACTGTTTTCATACCTCTACAACTCCGCAGTCAACGAAGATTTTCAAGTAATCGTAATCGAGTTCCGGCAGGGCGTCGAATGGAATTTGCTTCAACTCAATATCGGCTTCATCTTCCAGAGTTTTTTCAAAGTCCAACTGCTTTTTCTGCTCCGCTTCCAGCACCTTCTTGTACTTCTTCTCTAACTCGGCAGCGGCCTCCTCAAACTCCTCCTGATCTTTAATGATGTTGGGAAAGCCATAATCATACTTGCGCTCTCCTGTGCCGTTTTGGCCAGCGTACAGAATAATGCTGCCAGCCTCGTCCAATTCGGCGTGCCTGCTTAACAACTCCCGCTTCTCGGCCAAAAAGGCGTCGTACTTCTCCGACGGCTTGCGCAGCTCATCCAGTCCCTTGATGTACTGGTCCAACTTCATTTCGGTTAGAATTAACGGCAGCTTGAACGCGTTGCTACCTTTTGTTTTTACGGCTGTAATAGCCTGCTTCAAAGTAAATGCTTGCTTGTTTTTCATAGTGTTGCTGTATTTGGTTAAACTACTTTAACAAATCCATTTGCATCTTTGTACAACGTGCCGGATGGTGTCCCCGACGGAACACTTGACCAGTACGGTATTGGCAGGCGGGCGCGTGTCTGGCTTATCTCCGCCCCAACGTTAAACGGGTAGCCTGTTTGCAGCACCCGAATCCTGCCATTTCGCGCCTCTATATTTCCATTCGGACCATCGAGTGCAAGGGTGGCTGTGCTGCCTTTAACTTCGATAGTCCCCTCCAGAATGTCGGTTTTGCGGGTGCTACCGCCGCCTAAAAAAATGCCCGCCGGGTCACTTGGTCCAGTTGTTTTTGGCGCGATATAAACAGGCGCATCCGTGTGTGCATAGCCACGTGTCCAAAGACCTTCAATAAGTTGGTATATGCCCCCTGTGGTCACGCCAAAATCAAAGCCTCCGATATGGTTTTCAGCACCGAAGGAAAACACCGTATTTCCAGACTTCTTCCCCTGGATCCCCCACGCGTGGGAGCCGTCGTGAAACATCTGCACATAGTTTCCACGCCACATCCCGTTATCCCCTGCCGATGCGTCCCACCCGTCGGGACCATTGTGCAATATAAAGCGCTTGCGCTCTCCATCCATCTCGATGCCTCCCTCATAACCAGCAGGGAAGGTGAGGTTTGGGTCTCTCTCGTCGTACATCTTGTTGTTTTTGTACAACCTATCATCGAATTGCCATCCCCCTATCTGGTTAGTACTGCCGAGTTGGAAAACACCAACTCCATTTTTTCGCCCAAACAGCCCCCAATCATTCGCATTTGTGTACCACATCTGTATGCGGGAGTCTGTAAACACGCTGCTATCCATCGACGTAGCGGAGACCATAAACCCAACGGTCGCCGCCTCTTTAAACATTGCTACCCGGCGTGACGAGTCTATCAATCTGCTCGCCTGTATGTCGAAGCCCCCAACCTTCCCCTTATCAAAATTAAGCGTCAGCCCCTCTACGTGCCCCGCTTTTATCCCCGCTGCTACGATGTCGGTAACTTCCAACAGGGCGGTTCTGACCTTGTTACCTGTTATAAGGGTTTCGTTTATGCTTTCAAGTTGTGCCAGCCCGAGAGTGTCTTCTACCCGTGTTGTGATGCTTGTTATCCCTGCTTCCACATCTTCGGGTGCGGGGGTCCAGTCGGTGGCACGGTTGCCGAGTTCAAGTTTAACGTGCCTATCTCCGTTAATTACTTGCAGGTAGCTCGAGTCTCCGCCAGCCATCCTAACGCCAATATCAAGCAGACCGGTTGAGTCAGTTGTAACCGTGCGAGGCTCACCGACAGCTACGCCATTGACCAATGAGCTCATCGGAGTCCCTGAAATGTCGAAAAACAGGTCGCATGCGCCGCTGGATTGCGTGTGTATATCCGTGGTGCTAAGCGTGTACTGTGTATTTGGCTTGCCCTGAAAAGTCCAGGTAACAAGAACATTTTGAATAGCTACAACATATTCGTTTTCAAAATCAGTTATTGCAAAGTAGTTCCTTCCCCCCACCTGCACGGCATCTACATCTGCCTTGGTGGCTGCGTTGCCGCCTGTAACGGTTATTTGACCTTTGATGTTTAGCTGCCCGTTTTCGTACTCCATGTATTGACCTGCCTTTGTCAAGTCGCCAACAAGCAGTTTACCAGTCAAAAAGCTGTTTTCGGAATACACACCCCACCCCTCTGCATTGGAGATGCCGTTAAGGTTTCCGCTTTGGTAGTGCAAGGTGTAGTTTTCGGGATTGTCAGGGCTGTTAATCCAAGTGCTCACCCTGCTGTAAGGGCTGCCTTGCTGGTCCAACACGGTGCGCTCAATAACCCCGCTGCCAGGCGTGCCGTAATCCAAAATCATAGAGCCGGCGTAAACCGTTTGCCCCGTAGCCCCTCCGCTGTTGACTATTATTGTGTAGCGCTGCACATTGGCGGTAGTGCTCACATAGCTGGTCACGGTTGCCCAGATGTTTTTAATCAATAACCCACCATTGGAGCGGTCGAACAATCGCAGCAAAAGCCTATCGCCAACCGCAAAAACTTGGAAGCCCGGAAAGCCCTCCAATTCCTCTACGTAGATTGTCGATGTCGCCCCGTCGGCGGTTGTTGCCCAGTTTTGCGCCAATTTAGCCACTGATTTTGTGAGTACATCGCTGCCCACAAGAGCCTGCGAAATGTCCGCCGTAAATGCCTTTGCCTGTAATTCGCCTGTAAAAATGTGCCGAAAGTCTGCCTGCCCCTGCGGTGTTACCCGCCAGCCTTGCATTTGTGACACGAAGTTGCTTGTGCCTGTATTGCCGCCAAAGGTGGCGGCCTGTGCTACCGATAACGCGTTTTGCAGGGTAGCGGCCTGTGCTACGGATAACGTGCCAGAAAGCGCAGCGTTAACGGCTGTGAGGTTGCCTGTGAAAAGGCCATTACCTGCAACGTGGAGGCGTTCGGTGGCAGTCTCAACCCCGATGCCTACACCGCCCTGCCTTATGGAAAATGTATTTGTTACAGCTGTATCCCCATCTGGCCTAAACAACCAAATTCCAGGCCCTCCGCTTTCGGGACTAACCACCCACGCATTATTGCCTGTGTCGCGCACACGAATTGACCCTGTGTACAGATTTCTGTTTACCCCCGAGCCTATGCGTAAATCATTATTAAAAGTCCACGCCCCCGTCACCACAGCGTCCTCCGTCTTCCGTGGATAATCCCCCGCCGCATAGCCGCCCAGCCGTGCAGCATTATAAGCCGTAGCACTATTTTCCACCCACGTTTTTAAAGCGTAATCCGTAGCGGGTAGGCCGCCAAGTTTCGGGTTGTAAGCCTCGGTAAACAGCCTGTCGCCCCCTGCCTTCCAGATGCCGTTAACGTCGTACACAAGCCTGCTCACCTCGCTGCTGGTGTCTTTGTCGTAAATCACCAACCCACTGTCAACCGTGGCCCCGTCCTGCTTCCTGTTTACCTGTATGCGGGCATCCTCCACCACAAGCTGCTGAGCCAGCCATTGGTTTACTTGGCCGTGGATAATCAGGTCTTTTACATTAAAATCCTGCGCCCCATCACCTGCAAGTTTAGCAAAGCGACCATCAGATGTCGTTTTGTCGTAGTAGTTTACTTTTTGAGCATAGCGGTTGTCTGAGTCCGTTTTATTGTAATAGGCCGATTGCAGGTCATTTATAAGCACATAGTTTGTTAAGTCTGCCGTGATTGTGTTGATGTCATTTGCCGTTGCAACTTCATAGCCATTATGCATCCAAATGCCTGCCGAGCGAATAAAGGCCCCAGAGTCCTCCCCGTCAATTCTAAAATAGCGATTTGTGGCCCAAACAGTCTGAAATCCACTTGTTGTAAGCTCGGTAACCCCAACAGATGGATAAAACGAAGACAGCGCGCCCATTGAGTGCTTATAGTCAATCGCCCAATCTGTTTTTGTCTCCCAGTAGTATTTCCACAGGTAGTCATTTGACCATCTCTGGTAAGTCAAGTCCCCTTGCAAATTCACGTCCAGCTTCCAGTAAGCATATATGCAATCCTGACTTGAAAATGCGGTCTTAATTGTAATAGGGTAGAAGTCATTACCGGTTCGCTTGTCGGACCTCTCTATTGTTACAGCAGGTGCCGCTTTCGTACCGAGTACTTTAGTTACACCCCCGGCAGTAACTCCGTACAAAGTTGCCACAGCCGAAACCTTCAGGGCTGCTTGCAGCTTATATGTTTCTCCATTTGCAGACCCTCCGGAATGATACACGTTAAAAAGGTATCGCAAATCAACTGAATAGTTTTTACCTGCCTCAATCGATATCCTATTACCCCCTGTCGGCACATTTACACTCGTCAACCCCTTTGCCGATGTACTTCTGCCCATATAAATAGGGGGTAAATTTACGCCACCCGTAGCCCTGGTCTGAACAGAAGTTAAGCTTGTGGTAAGTTCATTAGAGTTGACGGTTGTGCGATAGGTGCCAGATGTCCCCCCGGCCAACAACAAGTAAGGGGTTAGGCTCCCAGCCTTCATATTTACAGACGAAACCCCGAAACCTTCAGCCTTGTTTTCAATCGCAATCTCATACTCCGAAGGGTTGATGTAAATACCTTTCCCTTCCTCATTCTCGCTTTTCAGAACGGTGTCAACCTCAAAGGCCCCAACGCGACCTTTCTCTAAATTGAAATTGGTCGCGTTTATTTCTTCTGCAAACAACCCGGTAACATCAATCCTCGACGCGTCAATGGTCCCCGCCTTAATCCTGCCCCCGTCAATCTCTGCTTCATTTAAAACCCACTCATAAACACCCACAGAGACCTCAGTATAAACATACTCTTCGATACCGTCTGTAAGTATTTTTGCCCAAATGTCGTCTACGTGTTTTTGCTTTTCCTCCAAAGTCGTCCACGAAACGGAAGGGTCAGTCCCTTGTGTATATCGGCTGTTTTTTGTGTTAACTACATTCTCAACTAACTGACCATTCGTAAATGTGAAAGCCCCCCTTATCTCACCAGTCTGAAGGTTTATCATTATCCCTGACTGGTCGTTTTGAATAATGCCGGTTGTGATATTGTTCCCGGAAAGTAACGTATAGCCGTAAACAGTTGTAAGTGTGCGTGCATTGTCCTTTACAGACGAAATTATCCCGACGGGGAAATGATAATAACCCGGCACATCATCAACGCCTATCTTGGTTAACGATACTGTAAATACCGCCCCTGTATTCACCTTTGAACACTGGGCATATAGATAGTATGCTCCGCTGTTTGACAGGGCAACATCAAAGGCTCCAATATTCCAAATGCTGCCAGCGTCGCCCTCAAAGGCATCGTGCGCCAACACTCCGGCGGTCGCCCCAAAAGAATCTGGGTTGCCGCCCTTGTTCACCTCAAAGAACGAATCAACTTGAAATTGACCTTCAGGGCTTCCAATTAAAGCGACTTCGGCCCTCAATGTATCAACCATCCCGGCAACTTCTTCCACATCCCTCCAGTTCCTCCTACTTCGTGCAGGGTCAAATAGCTTACTCTGCCTTGCTGCTTTCTTGGTTTCAAGTGTGTCAGCAAGTAACAGCTCTATGCGGGTAGGTTCAATAACATCGGACAATGCAACCTGATAAACCCACGGGTCAATTACATCTCTTGTAAAGGTCTTTACCCGGACTTCTTTGTCAACACCAATTTTGGAATCTTTGATATACAAATAGTCCCCAGCATCCAAAAAGTTCACCTCGAACCCGGGGCCTGAAAACATAGACTTTAAGAAAAACCGGTCAAGCTCAAGGGCGTACTCCACACGCGGCTGGTCGTTCTGACTTAAGTATTCTTGTGCCCGCGCCAACAGTTCGGCCTCAGCTGCCTGTATGTAAGAATCCGGCATAATAATGTCCAGAATCACATACTTGTCACCTGTCTTTATTTGAAATGCTGCGCTGTCAGGGTTGGGGAATTGAAGCCCTCTTTCATCTTTGAAGGGCTTCAATTTGAATGTCTTTGTTGAATGATTATAAGCAGTTAGCTCAAATTCATAACCGGCCAGCGCACCAGTATTGAAATGAATCTTTGCAGACTGTCCAGCAATCAGCCACTTTGTTCCATTACTGTCAGTTTCAGCCAAATCAAAGTCCATTGATGAATCCGTGAACTCCAATATGTCACTTGCATTGATGGCCGATACAGTACCTTCACGGTGCGGGAAAATGTCTTCAAATATCTTTGACCCTTCGATAACCCCGAACGATGCAACAGAAGGGCTGTCAATGTATGATTCTGTATTTGCTGCAATCCTTAACCGCAAAGCGTTATCCCGGTACCCGGCCTTTACATTTCTATCTGAGCCCTCAACGTATAACCTTGTTACGATGTTCTTTGAATCTACATTGGTGCGGGTTAAAGAGTAAAGCCCTTTGCCTTTCCCGTATTCAAGGTTTAGGGGTAGGGTGTCCCCAACAGCCCCAAGGTTTATTGTTTTAACCCCTCCGATTGTCTTTATCTCGTATTCAAGCCCGAACTCAGAGCACACCCTGTTCAGAGCAAGCAGACAGTTTTCCGAGGTGAAAGAAAGGGTTTTGGCATCGGTGGCAGGGAAGGAACCAATGGCCCAAACGCCCTGCCCAAATGCCCGTTCAAGATTGTATTGTAATACAGTCAAAAAGGCCTCCGCTGTGCCGGTTAAAGGGAAGTCACTGGTAGGGTTAAAGCCGGAATAATCAGCGCTGCGATAAACCACTTTTGTCAGCTCGTAGTTTACCCCTTCAAAAACCAGGTTGTACTCAAAGGTATTTTCGCCAATCCTTTGAGGTTCTCCAAGCGTGTTTAAAGTGTACTTTCGCCCAAAGACTTCAATCCAGTCCCCGATAAGGAAGTTGATATAACCAACGCTTTGAACGGTCATTGCAACCGTATCTTCACCCATCAAAGTACGGGTCTGAACCGCGCTTGTAATCTTTGAGTTTTCGGAAGGTAAATTGTAGTTACTGTTGTCTGCTCTTGTTACAATGAGTTCCATACCAGCGTTGCATTTGTTGTTATAGCGCTAATTTCGTCAATCACACCTGAGATTACCGGGTAAAAGGTTCCAGCATTCGTATAATCGTGAGAAAGTGCAATATTTTCCCCGCGCCCCGTCGTGCTGGTCCCGTCACCCCATTGTATTGTGACAAGCTTTTCAGAAGTTAAAGTAAATGATACTTGCATTGACCCGGTTGCGGCTGTATAGCTATACACTTTCTTTATTGGGTCAGGCTCAATTAGTGTCAGCGTAAACTGCCCGATATTAACGCCACCCCTCCAAACCTTCTTGACGGAGACAGCACCCTGCCGATAAACATCGTAAACAAGCGGCTTGACTTCTCCGGTGTCAACCATCAATCTATGTAATCCGGGCTTTGATAGCTCATTGAAAAACTCGGTAAGCTTTTGAACAGAATCCGACTTACTGATTGCAGTCGCAAAGCATTCCAGCGTTATTTCACGCGACCGGTATCGTGGGGCCGACAAATCGACCTGCTGACCGTGGTAGTCTGGCCAGTCCAATGCAACAGGCTCTTTTAGCTCCAAAGCATCTAAAAAGCCTCTGCTGTCAGATACATAAACCCCGTATTGTGCAAAATCAACACCATTCAAATAGTATTTCATGTCAGTCTTTTTTAGAATCCTTTTGCTTTCAAATCACTCCCAGCGCTGCGCATCGCTTTTATATCCGCATGAATACCCTCCAGATACCTGTTGTACGAAGTGTTCGCGGCTATTTCGGCCCAGTACCTTGCTGATTCATTCATAAGTCTGAGGCTTTCGGCTTGGTTAATTCTTATAGCGTTCATTTGCCCGGCCAGAATGGAGGCGGTCTCTTCACTTACCCCCTTTATAGCACCTGACAAAGAAGCATCTGCGGGCCCTGCTGAGAACCCATCAAACCCAGCCTCCTGCATCGCTTTGTCAAAGTCTTTCATCAAATCAATGGCCCCGCCAAAAGCCGGCCCAACGTTCTCTGAAAATCTCATAATGTCATCCATCCAGCTACCATCTCCACCATCCATACTTGACTGCATTTCACTTTGAAGCTTATCAAAGTAGGATTGGAAATAAGGAGTGATAATCTCTTTCATAAAAAGAGATTGCAGAACATCGTTTACCACATCCTTGAAGTCCATCGCTGCGTCGCTGCCATTTTTAAAGGCGTTGACCAATGTCGATTCGAGGCTGGCCCCCAAGTCTCCTGCCACATCCTTAATGATACCTTTCATTTCCTCCATGGCGGCAGCGTATTCCTCTGCTGCGGCTTTGGCGTTTTGAACCATACTCTTTGTTCCCTCGTCGGTAATGTAACCCATCTCGTCCATCAGCGAAAAGAAATCTGCCCACTCTTCGCTGCTCATTTTCGCAATGTCGGCAGACGTTTTGCCCATCGCTGCGAAGGTGTCGTTGAAGGCATCTTTAAGCTGCCCCAATGCGTTCCCTTCGGCTTTCCGGTCAGCATACCCCCCAAAGATTCCGGCAGGGTCAAGCAATGACCCTAATATATCTTTGAATGATTTGTTTTGCAGACCTACATTCATCTGACCGAAAAGTAAGTCTTGCCAGCCTTCACCAGCATAGTCGGACATATAGTCACCCAATATCTGGCCAATGCCAAAGGAGTAATCGTCCGTTTTGGTGCCGAACAGCCGACGATCTGCGCTCCCTTCAGCTGTGAAAACAGCATTCTGCATCAATGTCCCAAGCGCCTCATCCATCTGCTTTTTTGAATCTCCCATTACATCTAAGGCCGATTCGTACTGCTTTTTGAAATTCGGGTCAAGAAAGGCACTCTGGTACAATTCCTGTTTGGCCCTTTCCCGTCTTAAAGAGTTTATCTCTGCCTCCATGTCCAGCTGGCTGGCCAGGGATTTGTTGAGCGCCATTTGCGCATTTACTTCCTCGTTCTGCCAGCCCTGCCGTATTTTCGCTAATTCACCCCCTGCGGTGATTGCAAGGGAGATAATCCCTGACACTTTTTGAAAGCCCGAAGCGTTACTGTCATTCAAGGTGCCGATTACATTCCCAACACCCCCAATCAAATCCGCAACCTTCATAAGAGAGCCCCCCAGATCAGCATCAATCTCTGAAACGGCCCTTGCAACGTCATGTGCTGCGTAGGCTGAATCAATAAGATTATCTGCCAATTCGATATTCATTGAGGTTTTGGTGATATCCCGGATAATGGAGTAAATCTTTTCATACCTCTGAACAGCGGCCTCCAATGCTTTTGTGTCTGCCGGCCCGGGGGTAATGGCCTCAACTGGACTTAGGCGGGGTTTGCCCTTTATCGGCTCCGGGCGGTCGTCTATAAGGTCAACGTTTGCTTTTGCAGCGGCCAAATAAATGGCCGTGGTGGCCTCTACGTTGTTGCGGGAATCCCTTAACAGACCTTCCAGATATTCTTTGTAAGTGTCCCCATCTTTGATGAGTTCGGAATAATATCCTTTAACAGCGGCCCTGTCTTCATCTCTGGCAGCCCTTACAGCGTCATTGTATTCGTCGTAGGCTTTTTTACGCTCGTCAAGTTGCTTTTTGAAGTCCTCCAATTTAAAGCCCTCAATTTCGCCATCTTCAGTATCAGTACCTTTCTTTTTTGAACTGTCATCTGACAATCCCAGTTGCTTTAGATAGGCATCATAAGCAGAGCTAAGTTCTTCGGTGGCTTTGCGCTCGTCCTGTCTGGCATCAATTACCGTCTGCATCGACTGAAATAGACCCTTATAGGCATTGTTCCCCTTGACGCCTAACAAGTCAATTTCGGCCCCAGCATCTTTAAACACTTGTGCAAAAGCATCTCCAAATCCGACCCTGTTCTTTATGTTAGTTTCCGACCAGTCACGCATCATTTTGTCCAACTCTGCGGCAACCTGCCCACCTATTTCGGCCGGGACATCGTTAAGAGCAAATAATTGCTTCAGCGCTTGAGAAAATGCGTTTTCGCTTTTTGCGATGTCCTCCCTAAATGTTTCCAGATCTGCCTGCTGTGCCTTGAATGCAATCGAACGAGCCAGCTCTTGGGTGGCCCTCTTTTGTGCCTCTTCGATATCTTCCAAGGTAGATTTCTCAGTCAACAGATTATCCAGATAAGGGCCATACTTTGAATTGATTTGGTCAATGGCCAACTTCCTTGCATCGGTGCCAGAGGTTGTGCTCTTTAATGCCTTGAAGTTTGCATCCAATATCTTTGTCTGGTCTTCCAAGTCCCGACTAAATTCAGCGCTCACCCCTGAGGCCTGCTCTGTTTTCCCTGTAAATAACACAATCCCTGCGACCAACGCGGCAACTCCGGCAGCGGCCAGCCCCAAAGGATTCATTTTTGTAGCAAGGTTAAAGGCTATCTGTGCATCTTTGGCCGTTTTTATCCCCTTAGCAAGGCTGAACCATGCAGATATGGCCCCAGATATGTTTCGGGCTTTCTCTGCCATGTGCAAGAGTACAACAGCTCCTTTATAGGCCCCATAAGTAACCACGATAGCTTTGAGTACATCCAAAACAGTTTCGTAATTATCAACCATGGAATTGAGGGCGCTTATTCCACCATAAAGCACTCCTTCGCTGTTCTGCCCCATCTCGTTCAACATCCTGTCCCAAGCATCCCCTAAATTGGAGATACGGCCAGTAAGTGAGGCAGACTGTTTTTCCATCAAATTGTAGAACATCCCGCCCTCGTCGGTCATATTCCGGATAGCCTTTTGCAGCTCAGGGAAACCGATTTTCCCTTGCTCGGCCATTTTGTAAATCTCTTTATCCGTCGCGCCTACGACTTTAGCCAGCTCTGAAATGATAGGAATGCCACGTTCAGCAAACTGGTTCAGTTCTTCGGCCTGCATTTTGCCTTTTGCCGAAACTTTACCATACGCCTGAATAAGGTCGGTAACGGGCACCGATGCCCCGGCAGCTAAGTCCCCAAGCCTGCGGAGGCTGTCACCCACCTGGTCGGCCGGCTCCTTAAAAGCAAGCAACCTTTTTGCCCCCTGCCCAAGCTCTGTAAGTGAAAACGGGGTGTTTGCAGCCAGCTCCACAACTTCACCCATCAACTTGTCCGCTTCCGCTTTGCTGCCCAGCATCGTAGTTAAAGCAATATCCAGCTGCTGAAACTCACCCCGCACCTGTATCATTTGGTCAACAAACCCTTTGGCCGCTGTGATAGAGAAATACCCGGCCATTGCAGCGCCTATGCGCTTAAATGTCGCGTCCATTTCAGCGCCCTGCTGTTTGGCTTGCTTGGTGAAGCCGTCGAGGCGGTGGTTTACATCTCTGAGCTCCCTCTTCAACTGGTCAGCGTCCAGCGTTGCTTCAAAATATAAATTGGCCATTGCTTATCGTTTTGCGTATTTGGCAAAAAGGTCCCTTTCTAAATCTCCAGACTTCACCTCTTTGGCTTCGTCCTTTTTATCGTAATCATACCACGGCAAATCTGCCATCATAAGATTTAAGTTCTGCCAGCTGATACCCCACATCAGGTAGTCGTAGCTGAACCCGAAGGTTTTTGCGGCCCCTGCGATTGTTCCCCAGATTGATTTTCCGCCTCTTGACTTGTCGTCAACAGATTTAGACCGCCTATCAATCTGGTAGTGAAAAAAAAATCCTCAACGCTCATCTGTTTTGCCACCACAAGAGCGATAGAGTGCAACTCTTTTGCAGTCAGCCGGTACCTGAGCCACCACGAGAATAAGCCCACAAACTGAAGCTTAAAGCGGGAATTAAGAAACGCGCACGCCACAACCCGGCAAAGTGCGTCGGTGTTCTTTTTATTTTTAAGCACGCTGGCCACTGCGTCGTCAGAATCTATTGATTTGAGTGTTTCGGCGTACTCTGAGATTTTGATAATGGTCCCCAGCTTCAAAGGCTTAACCGAAAAGGCCCATTCTTTTCCCAGCCACTTAATGCCCACCTTTGCCCCTTTATTCAATAGTGTATTTGATGCTTGTTTCATATTCTGCGGTTTCGTCTGATTGTCGTAATAGCTTTGCGAATGTGTCCACAAACTTTTCATTCTTCGATAAATCACGCTCACCCATAGTGTCAAGTATCATGTGAACTTTTTCATGATAGAATGTGTCCATAATCTTGCCCTCGCTTAAAGGCTTCAATTCGTGTGCGTCTGCCAGCGTGATTTTTGAAAAAGAGTATTCTGCCAGCCCGTAACACTCCATATCTTGCATTCGATTGTTGTCAAAAACCACTTCTATTGGTGTGGCAAACAGTTTGAACGATTTAGGGATTCTCATTTTACACGTATTTCAGGGGTGAAATTACCAGCTCCAAAATGGGCGCATATTTGAGTGATTGCATACAACAGGCTTTCGGCGTACCTCTTCATAAATGATTTTGATTTTAAGAGCTTCAAGTCTTCCTCGTTGCTCATAAAGCCGAACTCTACCAGTACACCATGATAAGCCGGTTTCACCTTGTCAGTCCCCACTAATACGGCAAAGTTGGCTTCCCTTTCCAATCGGTCCGGCCACTCTTTGCGCCATGGCATTTCCGGAAAGTCTTTGATAAGGTTTTCGGCGATAATATTGGCTATCTCTTTGGATTCTTTGGTGGCCGTCCTCCTGCTTACATAAATCTCTGAGCCCCGGGCCTTGAAAATCCGGTCGTGTGCGTTGTGATGCAGGGAGATAAACACGGGGACCTCATATCCGTCGCCGGCTTCATTGGCTCTTTTCACCCTCTCATTAAAGCCCGGTTCTGTCGTTTCCTCAACAGTAACTGCACAAGGGATTCCAAGTTTCTCAAGTCCTTTTGATAGCTTTTCAATCGTGGATTGACTTGCCTGCCATTCCTTGAACTTCCCGTCCAAAGATTCCTTCCCGGCAACACCTTCCCCGTGGGCACGGTCAAGTATGATTATCACCTTTTTCATTTCTCAATCTTTTTTTTGAGTGTGTCTTGCACTATCAGAAAAATACTTGTTATGAGTCCAAGCACCTTGAACTCGTGTCCAAGGCGCTTGAAATTCTCATCAACTGATTTAAGTTCCCACATAAGAATGTGGACAAGGATGTAAAAGTGTATAGCAATGAGCGGGACTTCCATCCAGTCAAATCCATTTGCAGCTAACTCTTTCCTGAGCGATAGCGAAACAGATAAAACCATCAGGTAAGAACCAAATTTGAACACCCAGCCCAAACCCTTTTTCGATATGAACTGTAACCCCTCCTTTTTTGATGCCCTCAGCCCGGTAATGTAGTCAGTTATCATTATCGTGAATAGTAGCAAAAACAGCCCCCCGGAGATGCCAAGGATTGACACTGAAAAAGTGCTAACCATTGTCAAAAGGGTAGAGGCTATCACACCATAAAAGGATGCTATCTTTACTTTCATGTCGGAAAAATCAAATAGTCGGGTGAGGAATGCCAGATGTTCCATTACTTCTTTCATTTTATACCTTGAAGGGTGTTTTACTTTTTGTAGATGCCTAACACTTTTAACAACCATTCATAGAATCCCGTATCATAGACCCCATTAGCTGCTAAACTTGCAAAAAAGCCTATCGCCAGCGCGTTCCACCACAACAGTCCATCCAAGAATCCAAGGTTTAGCCACCATCCAAACATCGTAACAGCGACACCCGTGACCCATGAGATGATTTGAATTACCGTTTTGCTATCCGGCTTCAACAGGGTTTTTACTGCTTCCACAACCAGAGGAATCGCAGCTGCAAGGGCGGCAAAGCTGGCAAACAAGCTTTCGGGGTTAATCGGCAGGCCGTCGGCTGCAAAGAGTGGGATTGCTACAAAAAGGGCCAGAACGGCCATTATGTACTTAACAAACTTTTTCATGATAATTGGTGTTGAATGATTAGAAATAGCCCGGCAAAAACGCCGGGCTGATAATTACACTGGGAACACAACAGAGAAAGGAGCTCCACCGTCGCCCGGGTCCAGGGCGGTAGCCGTCACCTCAATCTGAAGCATATCTTCACGGCCAACAGTCCCGTCAATTCGGGCCATAACGTTCGCTCTGGGGATTTGGATTTTTGAGCCGTTGTCGGTTTCAATCTCCAAAGCCAGCTTTAACAAGGTGCTCTTATTGGGAGCCTCCCAAGTGGTCGCTACGGTTGTGCCATCGCCTCCTTTTACTTTCTCAAGCATTGCCGGGGAGAGGTCGTAGGCTCTCCAGGTCACTTCCAGTTTTGAGCTCTCTGTGATAGCCTGCTCAACAGGGGCATCCTGTTCCTCAACGTTGAAGTCCTGAACGGTAGCTTCAGTTTCGGAAAGGGTCATTGACCCCCTCACAGTTTGAGCGAAAGCGTCCAAAACGGCAGGCATAGTGGCGTCTCCTGTGGGAGTGCCAAACTTGACTGATTTCAGTCCAAATACATACTTTGCCATAATTATTCCTCAATTAGATTACACAATAATCTGAAGTTCAGATAGTGAAATTTGATAGCGCTATCTGCCTCTATCCCCTCACTTTCGAGGTACAGATATGCGTTGTTGATTATGATTTTTTCAAGGATGGGAGCGTATTGTCCAGCTAATACGTTCAGCCGGGCAGTGTTCGGCAGGCTTGCACCGTCTGCCACCAGCAGGTCTTTTGCATAGATGTTCACATTCATATAGCACCGCTTCAACACTGAGCCGGTCAAGGGTAAAGCATTGATAACAACACACTCTCCGCTCTCCGCCGGCTTCACCAGCTTATGAACAGGTAGGCCCTGACCATTTAGAGCCGAATACACTGAATTTATAGCGTTGAATATTGTCATAATGCGGAGCTTTGCCCTGTGAAACTCTGGTCAAAATCTAAACTCAACCCTTTCTTACCTGCCTTCCGGGCGAACTTCTGGAGCCTATCAGACAGGTCAACAATGAGGTTTAAGTTCTGAGATGAAATAACATTGTAACCCATGGATTCCAGATGTGAAGCGTACTCCATCCCTGCAACACCTACAATTGAATAGCCTTGTTTCCCTACGCTGGATAGCACAGCCCTTGCAGCACTCACCCCCTTTGAGGTGCCTGTCAGATTCTCAGTTACCACCTCCCCGTCTCGGAGGATAAAATAACCAATCGAGCTGCGAAGGTTCGCGGTCTGGTCAGTATAGTCCCCCTTTGGGAAAGCCCCTGAGTTGATATCAATGCCCATTCTGGCATCTCTTACAAACTCTTCACCTACCCGCTGGAGAATAGCCAAAACGCCGCGTTCGATGTTTATGAGTTCGGCATTTACCTCCCTCTCTATATCTGAATACTTGAATTTTGGCTTTATACCCATAACCTTGAATTTAACTGCCCGTTGGTATGCCTCTTTATCAGTCCCGATATTTCCCGATCTCCTAATAGAATCTCAACAGTGCTGTTCCTCGGTACCTCGACCTCCATGCGTGGAAAAAACACATTCCAGGCAAATGATATTTCCTGCCCGTCCTCTCCCTGTATGGTGGTCCCGGTCCCATTTGGTTCAGCTCTGCATTCACCCTCCCAAATAATAGTTGGTTCACCTTGCACCCAATCTCCGTTCTGGTCCTTGACCGTTTCGGCCGGCTTCGTTATTTTGCCGATATGTGGGTACTGTATTACCATGGTGAAATGCCCTCCACTTTTGGCTGGGTGTCGCTCAATGGGCCAGTTTCGCCATATTTAACGTAAATGCTGTTTGCAACTCGGATGAAGTTCGACTTATCAGTTATTGAGAGCTGATAGCCTCCCTCGGTAACATTCACTCCGGTGGCAAGCACTACGTAAACATCGGCCATCGCAAGGTCAAACTCTTTAGACTTCCCTGCATAATCTCGCTGGGGGTCTAACCCCCGGTCCATAAGCGCAGTTAAGTAAGTGTTATCGCTTAGCGGATAGCCTGCGATTTTTCCCTTTAAAGCTTCCAGATTGGTCATGTCGGTTGGTAGTTAAAAGGGGTGAGGTGTAGAAGCCTCACCCCTTTGTTTTTAAGCGCGCTTATTAGCGGTGTCGATGATCAGCATTCCGGGCACGTTTTTGGGTACCAAGAAAGAGTTGAGTTCGTACTCAAACAGGCGGTAATCCTCAGCGACCTTGTACTTCAGCAGTACGTTGTCGTTTTTGGCATAGGTCACACCAGCAACCGGCATTTTCTCTTCGTTGGCATAAGTGTAGTAGCTGTCGCCAAATTCCTCACCGTTGTGAAGAACTACACGGTCATCCTTGAAGGGGAAAACAACACTTCCGCTTGCGATTTGAACACCGTAGTCAACCAGTTCAATGGTTGGCAGGCCGGTGGCCTCAAACACGTTGTTCACCATCTCAGGGGTGATCGTGTTCACGGGGTTCACGTTGTAAGTCGCGCTGCCTTTCTCGATTTTCAACCCGAAGGTGCCGGCAACCTCAGTAGATGTAATCATCTTGTTGAAGGTTGAACGGGTCATCTTCATCTTTGAGAACACGCGGCCTTTGGCTTTCTGCTCGTCAAGAATGGTTCTCAGGTCAGTCAAAGGTTTACTGTCAGCGTTGGCCAGGGCCCATGCTTTGGTAATAACCTTGTCCTTTGGAATAGGGAAAGCTACCTGGAAGGGAACGCCTTGAGGGTTGTCGGCAGCGGCAACGGTTACGGTGCCATTCGACAGAATCTCCCCTGCCCACATATCCATCCTTCGATGGGGGGCAAGCATCAGGGCCTGAACATCCGGGAACAGTTCGTTGAAAAGGGCCTGCCCATCTTCAACACGGCCGGACTTCATAGCCTCTTCCAATTCCAAGAACCGGCGCATCTCTTTTAAGTCCAGTTGAAACCCATCTTTCAAAGAAGCGATGCTTCCAAGGAAGGTTTGACCGGTAGGTCTCTCCCTACGGGGAGCTCTGGCACCGTAATCAACAACAGAACCTGCTGTCACTCGTGCGCCCTCAGCCATCAGACCTTCAAAGGTCAGATTGGCGGTGTATTTCCACTTAAACCAGCGCTTCCACTGAATCATACCGTCCAAAGATTTGGCGGTATTGTCAATCAGCGCTTGGAAGGGCTTGGCTTTTGCGAAAACGTCTAAGATAAATTGCTGTTTAGCCATTACTTACAGATTTTAAGATTAAACAAAATGGAATCTGGAAGTAAGACTTTCCTTATTGTAGGAGGTCACTCCAAAAGGAAGGTTTGCTTCTTGGATCTCGTAGATCTGCAAACCAATGTTTAGAGTGGTCTGCTCTTCCAGGTAGGCATCGTGAATGAGAATGCCGTTTGCGACATTCGCTTCAGCTCCGGTGTCGGCTCCAGCTGCGGCGCTTTCAAAGAGAACATCTCCAACGGCCAACGCCCCGAGAGTAGTCCCAACAGTGATTACATCGTAGGCATCCGCAGAAGCATCAATTGCGGTAATCGCATAGGATGTTCCACCCTCTGCTTTGGCAACAACGTCTCCCACTTTCAAAAGGTGGCTTTTGCCTACCTTAATCTCAACAGCAGCTGCACCGGCAGCTTCGTGAACGACAGCGGTTTTTACAACCACGGCTTTGCGGGTGGCAAAGTCAGCTGCAATCAAAGACCCCTTGGGTAAGAAGTCTATCCCTGCCGGCAGATTGTCTTTGTCAAGAGTGAATCCACCAGTAGCTTTATAGACCGACTCCTCGGGCCACAAAACTTTATTTACAGGGTCCTTTCCTGTGATTTTAAACTGCATAGTTTACTTTTTTTCGGTTAAAGAATCTCCCCACTTATCCATTTGCTTGATGAAGCTTTCGTCATCACCAGCAAAGCCGTTGGCAGGGGAATAGTTGCCTTTGGCAATTTCCTCGTTAATCAAATCTTGACGGAAAGCGGTGTACTCGGAGGCAACCCGCTCGACTTCACCTTCAAGATTCTCTGATTCGAGGTTCACCCGGCTTGCAAATAGGCTCATGTGCTTTTCGGACACCCCTTTTGCTTTGAGTTGTGCCTGGATTGCAGCCTGTCTTTCGGCCATGGTGGTTTTCTTTGTGACTGACTCAACTGTCCCTTTTAAGGTAGTTACAGAATCTATCAATCCTTTTGCCCAGGCGGGCACATCGTCGCCCCCTTGTGGTCCGGCTGGAGGGTTGGCCGGTGGGCTCGGCTGGCTGATTGGTTTACCGTTTTCGTCCAATCCGTGCTTTTCGCGGAAATTCTTAAGGGCCGTAGAAGTGGCCTCAGTCACACGCCGGTCTGTTTCGGATTGAAGGATTTCGGTAAATGCAGTCACAAGAGGCTGGACCCCTGCAATGGCGGTTTCAAGCTGTGACTCTTCGGTTACAGTTTGGCTTAAATGTTCGGCCACCCTGTCAAGTACTTTGGTCTGAGTTCCGCTAAATCGAGCCCTCAGCATTTCAAAGATTTTTTGTTTCATAGCACGTGCGTTTTAAATTGCTTTTCTTATAAAGCAACAATTTACCGACAGCGCTATGGGCAGCAAAAAAATAAGGGCCAGCAGGTTGCACAATAAAAAAAATGTAACATGCGGCAACTTTATTTCTCGTTTTGTTTGTCGTTCTGACAACTTTTTATATCTTTGTTATGTGTCCAACGGGACACTAATAGTTTAAATCTTTAAAGTTGGAGTCACCAATTAAAAAACTGTTTTTGACTATGAAAGTCTTTGAAATTTTGAAAGTCGCCGAAGCCAACAAGGAAGGCTTCACGGTAGAGGTTGAAACCTTAAAGCACGTAACCGCCGGAATTGTGGTTGCATACCTAGAAACTCAGAACAGTTTCGACAGTGAAGGATTAAAGCGGTGCATCGAACACGCTGCAAAGCATGAAGGTTACATCGGGGGTTGGTTAAATGAGGAAAATGGAAAGTATTACTTTGATTCAGTAAGGATCTTTCCAGTTGACCAGCTAAAAGAAGCGATTGAGTTTGGAAGGGCAAACGAACAGATATCAATTTTTGACCTTACAAACATTAAAGAAATTCGATTGTAGAACTTTACAAAGGAGGGGTGAAAATCCCCTCCAAATTAAAATATGAAAGGGATTGAAAAATTAACCCACATTACAGAGGACCAGCGGAAGCTGTTAATTCTATCTGCAAAGCAGTACAAGAGATTTGCCCGTATTTACTTTGAGGTTTTGGAAGTAACGCCCGATTCAGTGAGCGTAAAAATTAAGCAACTTGAAGGTCCAACAGAAAAGTATCTTTCTGCAAAGGATTTAACTCAGAGGGCGTTGGATGTCTTTGCCGGAATGATTCCCGTTGACTGGAAATTCAACATAATGGCCGTACCTTTCAAATTCCTTCAGGTGGTTGACGTCGATTACATCAACAGCAAGAAAGATGCACTGGGGCTGACAGATGTCGATTTGTCCAGACTCTTAGATGTCCGGCCTGAGAATCTGAGCAAAATCCTTTCCGATAATCGGGGGTTGACCAAATTAGGGAAAGCGGCTTTTTATTATTTGTTTAAATACTTAGAGCAATGAAAACCTACCTACTCAACCAATACGAACGCCAATTCGTAAGGGAGTATAACATCGATGTTCAGCAAGGCAGAAAACGTTATAAACCCCTGTTTATGTCGAGGTTTGAAATGGCACAAGCAAAGCGAAATTTCGGAAGGGATATTGAGCCTTATCTTAAACCGATTGTTGAATTTTTAAATAGAGTATTATGAAAACACCTAAGGCTAAAATCGATTTGTCGGACATATTATCAAAGCAAGAAGCAGGTGCGGTTCTTGCAAGCGCTATAATAAAAGAGCGAATTGCTTTTGAGAAAGAACTATGCAGACTCTCTGTATTAACAGGGCAGAATTTTAATAACTCTCAGGAAATTGAGGACTTTATAAAAGAGGTAAGAGTGATTTCTGTAACAAAAGGGTTCTACCCAGATAAAAGTGCGATAGTGTCTATTTTATGTCACTACATTGCGAATGGCCTGACCTTAAAACAATCGATGGACAGGTACATAGCATACAGAATCTTTTAAACACAAAAAGCCCGAAGGTAATCCCTCCGGGCTTTTAAATTCCAATTATTACAACAAGCCCTTAGCAACTTGCTTGTTATCAGTCAGGAAATACGGTGTACTTTTCCATCCTTTTATGGCTTCTTTGTTTTCGGTCACCCAGTTTTTAAACCCTGTTGGAACGTCGGTAATTTTACGAGTGCTTTCAATGGGCTGGCCGTCTAACATTGCGTCAAATTCGTCTTCGGTTGAGAACAGTGGGATAGCTCTACATCTGCAATTAGGGTGCCAACCAACGAACTTGAAGTCTTTAGGATATTTGCCGGCCATAGACCCGCAGATGTCACACCCATAAGGGTTATTTGACCGGATTACTTCAATGCCAACAATGAAGTCCATTTGATTCCACCTCTCATGGTCGGCAGCTCGATAGGCCATGTTCGTTTCGGTTCTGGTCAGCCGAAGTGCGTTTTTATACGAAGACCTGTAAACACCCTGCCCCGGGTGGTAGGCTTCGGCATTCTTGCTCAGGGCCAGTTGTCCGTGCTGGTTTCTCACTCTTCGAAAAAGCTTGTCCGGCTCATTAAGATAGGGACGGATGTCCTGACTTAACCTTGCGGCAGATTTGCCCTCTCTTATCCCCAGGTCGATCGACATTTCAAGCTCCTGCCTGAATTGCGTCATACCCTTCCAGACCCGATCACTCAGATTCATTCCTTTTACAACTCTTTCCCGGAATGCTTTTTGCGCTGACACATTACGTAGGTTGAAAGACCTTGCTGCACTCTTTGACAGCCTGGTCCCCTTTACAAAGTCCTCAACCATCGCATCGTTTTTAAGATTGGCGTATTCCCACTCTTCGTCAATGCCCGTTTGGATGGTGCCGATTATGTCTTTGGCCAGCTCACTGATTATTTTGTTCGCTCTGCCTCTTAGAGCCGCATAGTCTTTGAATCGGAACATCTTATCGGAGACTTTTACCCCAACAGCAAGGGCGGCAGCTTGCTTTATTGCACGGTCGTACAATCGCTTTATCGCTAACTCGTAGCCGGCAATTCTCCGGTAGTGTTCGTTTTCAAGCTGTCGCGACATTAGAACTCAAAGGTTTGGCGGGTGGATGCTGCTTTGTCTTCCTCTTCCAAGTACTCAATTTCCCTGTCCACATCAACAACAAAGGAATTGTTCGCCATTGCGGTGCGCTGGCTCATCACTGGCCGGCCCCCGGTGGCTGTTGTAAGAGTTTCAATGTCCTCTTTCTCGTTGCGTGGCATGTAGGGCCTAAATACCGGCTCAATTTCAAGACCTCTTGAATATTGTTCTAAAGAGATGTTAGCGATTACGCACATCCTTTTTAGCAGGTTGATGCGGCGCTGGAACATTTCACCGAGGACCTCTATTTTGTTCTCAACCTTCATGTGTGCATCGAGAAACATAAGCTTCAAAGCTACCCCGGAAAGATTTCCGAGGCCCTTCATTTGTGAAAATGAGATGTTCGGAGTCTGAGTTGACGTGTGGATGAGTTCGATAAGTGTTTCGATCTCCAATTTGATTGCGTCGGGGGCGCTATCCCATGATAGGTATTGAGCTGTTGACCCCTTTTCGCCTTGAAGGACTTTCCCCTGTTCGCCTTTGGCAGCAAACCCTGTAACAGCCCCCTGGACAAACACCATTGGGGACCCGAAATAGTCATTCGTGTCTCCAAAATTTGACAGGAGGGTTTCAAGTCGGTCAATCATCACCTGAACCTTGTACCATTCTGGATAAGGTTGAGAATAGTAAATAACAGGTATTTTTTTTAACAGGTTGGCTTCGTTCGTTACGATGCTGGTCCCGTCGTCCGTTTTTTCAAGCAGTACATGCTTTTCGTTTGTCCACACCTCCAGCGTTTCGACTTCGACCTCTCCACCTTCGACAACCCTTGTTGCTGTATATTCCCGGGCAAACATTACAAGGTCACCGTATTCGTTGAATTTGGGGATAAGGTTGTTTCCTTCCGACACCTTTAGGAGTTTGATTTTTGGCCTGAGCTTAATACCTTCCTTTTCCCAATACTCTTCATCAGCAGTAAAATACCAAAGCTCAGCAACTTCAGTTTCCGAAAATAGGGCTCTGGCCAGCTCCCTGTCTTTGTATTTTAGTTTGTTGTCATCCCAAACCTTTTGCACCATCCACCTTAATTCAGTTTCGCCACCCTCTTCCGCATCCGCTTTGAGCTCAACAGGGAACCCCAATGTGAACCCTATCGCCCTGTTGACAATAAGTTCCTGCATCGGGATTGCAATACGGTTGACAGATTGAGTTGATTCTACGACGCGATCTGAGCCGTCGGCGTTCTTCCCGTCCACCTTCCTGACTGTCTTGTCAGGCCTTACAGATAGGTCAAAAACAGAATGCTGGTCAGGGTCCAACTGTTTTAATATGTCGTCAAGTTCGACTTTTCGCTCTGGTTTGGTGGTGAGAACGTCCCAGGCGTCGTCTAATTCGAGGGAAAGTATAGCTTGCAAATCGTCCATGGCGCTTTTTGCTTTAAAAATAGGGAGTTAAGCCGCAGAGTTGACCGATTTCACAGGCTTTACACCTATCAATTTGGCAACTGTGCGAACAAAAAAGGCCAGCCCATAAAGAGCCAGCCTTGAGATATTAAAAGAAAACGCCTGAAAGGTCCTGTTCCTGAACGATGGTGTCGTGCGGGTAGAATGTTTCGGCCAGAGCATCAGAGTAGTCTGTTGAGCGCTTAAGCCTCTTTTTGATGTCCTCCTTTGCTTCAATAATTACAGAACCGTCCGACCTGAATTTCCACTTTATTTCCGTGAGCTCTTCGGTTAGCTCATCGCAGGGAGGGAGGCAAGGATTATTCCCGTTGACAGGATTCAGCCAGTCGCGCAATGCCCAATAACAATACGCCCGCATATTTGCGAACCTATACACCCCGGTAACGTCGGTTAGGTCTGTGGCCCCTTCGCTGAACTTTGCCGAAAAGGCGTTTTTATATCCCAACTCTACAAGGCGGGAATACACCCCGGCCCCTTCGCCTATCGTGTCAATGAATGCTTTGTTTTTAGGGTACCTGAGTAGGTGGGTGAGATAGCCGGCAACCAGCATGTGGTCAGCCTGCCCTGCCTGACCCACAATCTCGAACTTATCAACGTAATTATTGTACCGGAAACAGGCTATTGAATTGTCCCGCCCCATGCCTGCAACGTCCTGACCAATTCGAAGCGGGGTGTTTGGGTCGCGGGGCTTTGCGTTGCGCCAATTCTCTTGTGCTGCTTCAATCCAATGCAAGGGGATAAGAGTGTCCTCTGAGACCTTCGGGAACATTCCACGGACCTTTACCCGGAATAAGTCATTTGGACGGTAAAAACGGCCCTCAAATTCAAAATCACCTTCGCCCTTTGTGAAGTTAGCTTCGCTGATTGGTGTACACCAGCTATCCACTTTGTCTTTTACCCACTGATAATCTACTTGACCGGGGATAACTTCTTGCTTATTGACAACGTTGGGGGATGAAAGGGAGTCCAAACGGTGTTTCTTCCATCGGGCCTGCTTTTGGCTTTGCGCTGCGTACCCTGTTGTGATGTTCGGGTTGAATACAATTAGCAGTCTGGAATTGCCCTGAAGGTTACCTTCTATCGCATCAAAGATTGACTGGTCAATACCCGAAGCTTCCGTAACGACAAACATCGTGTTTGCCGCGTGAAACCCAGACCAAGCCTCATGGTTGTCCTTTGAGGCCTTGAATCCGGTGAGAAACCACTCTTCCCAATCTGTTCTAATGTCATACCCAACCAGCCTGCCGGGCAACACCTTTGCCCGCCTGACCAATCTGGAAACTTCCGGAAACATGATGTTACCTACCTGCCTGTCCGTTGGGGCCGTCATTGCTATCTTGGTGTTTGCAATCAGCTCCCCGGCTTCGTTAAACCGTGGGGTTAGGTACATAAAGCAAACGCAAGCGACCGCAGCGATGAAATCTTTGCCCCGGGCCGTACCTGAGCATACTGACACCCGGGGGTGATTTTGAACGTCGCGAAGGATAGCTTGCTGCTCGGGGTCCAAATCTACCTTAAGCACATCTTTGGCGAACTTGCACCAGTCTGTTTGCCACGCCTTGAATGCGTCTATCGCTTCGCTATTTAATACTTCTTGCATTTATTATGATAGTTTGAACACTCTATTTAACACCTCCGATTATTGCGGCTTTGATATTGATTTTCCCGAGGGGAAATAAAACAACCCTGTTTAACATTTTGCTGTCTGGTTGTTAAACCGTCAATCTGTAATAATGCAACACCAGCGCCCCAAGCTGGCAGGTGGTGATGTATTCAGCCCTGCGGCTGTCGGGGGCGTTTTCGCCTGTAAGAACTGTTATTATCGCCAGCATCTTGCCGACTTTCTCGCCGGGGTCAACTTCTACCCACATGCACATTTCAGCGCCTTGCGGCTGGATGCTTAGTATTTTAGCATCAAACGGGATATCACGGAACGTTTGAACGGTCGTGTGGCGGAACTGGTATTTATGTATCTTTTTCATATCTCAGTTGGTTTTAAGTTGTTTTAAAAGCCTTTTCATCTTAAGGTAATTCTTAATTACCCTGTGAAATTCGGCTATTGATTTAAGGTTTTGGGCGGTCATTTACTTAGGTATTAAACTATTCAAACAATGTTCCAACCGCCTTAGGAACAACATTCTTATTACTAATCAAAGAGTTAAACCCATTATTTATGCTATTAAACTTTACAATGTATTCCGACTCAATACGAAACACTTCACTCTCAGATGTGGAAGGAGGCAATTCTTCCAAAACTTCAAATATCCAATCGCTTAGGCTTGTTTGGCGTAGATATAATCCAAATGGGCTGCTACTGTGTGTTAAATGGTTCCACCACCTAAAAAACGGGGCGTTTCGAGTTTTTCCAACGTAACATTTGCCCGTTGATTTTTCAGTGCATTTGTAGATGTAATGAGATGAATCTTTATTAATGTAATTCAAATCGTCTGGCATTTCCTCATGCTTAAACTTCTCTTTTTTCCACAACTCATAACAGCTATGATTTACAAGGTCATTTCCCGTTTTGTAATCACCTCCACAGAATATTTTACCCTCAAATTTCCGGCTTTCAATCGGTCGGCTCAGGTATTTGTTTTCATGGACGTGGCCACAATGGTCGCACACCCATTCGCCTTCGTTAATCAATTCTATTTCATGATTATAAAGGGGGAATATGACTACATAAAAGAATTGGGCTTTGTCGTTTTTGGTTTCCTTCTCGTAAACTTTGCCGTTCTGAAAGAATTGAGGGTATTTTTCAAGCAACTGGAGTTTTACGTCCGCTTTGTTCTCTGCATAAATAAGCGGCTCCCTCAATACTTCTACGGTATTAAAACCCATGTATTCATCCTTAACTGTAAGGGATTTACATACCCGTATAATTGCTTTAAATGCTGTTTTATTTTGGTTCATTTGCTTGCGCTTTTAATGAGTTGCATAAATAAATCAGCCCCGTCTGCCCCGGTCAGCTCTTGCTTGGTGGGAGCGTTAAACCCAAGCATGTTTGCAAGGGCCTCCATGCTCTTCTGCTTGTCGTACATCTTTATCCGAACGTAAACCTCCACCTCCGGAGCCTGTCCCTTCTTAACTTGCTTTTTGACCTCCTTGGTAGTCACCTCCTGAATACAAGCTTTAACGTCGTCGCTCAACTCTTCAAAGTCTTTTAGCTTCATCCATCCGTCCCGTATCTGCCCCTGTGAAGCTAAAGCAATCTTCATGTGCTCCTTGACTATCATCAACGCCGAAATGCCCGCCGTTTGGGCCAAATTAGCCTTCATTTCCTCAATACGGGCCTTAAGATATGGTTTCCTGAGGTTTTCGGCTCCAATCGCAACGGCTGTCTTTGGACTATAACCGGCGATGATTGCCGCCTTGGTTGCATTGAATCCGTTGGCCAGATATTCATAGCAAAAGCGCTCCTGCTTAGGAGTCAGACCGGACTTCTCCAGCTTCGACCTCTTCGGACCCTGCTTCTTTTTCTGCTTTTCCATCTAACTCGAATTTGATAGTTTGATAAATATATTCTGCTTCTCTGCGAAAGCCTTTATCTACCTGCATGTAATCTCTAACTTTTACAGCAAGTTGCGAAATGCCAGACAATACACCTTCCCGGGACAATAGAATTGCGACCTTTTCTCGTAGCCCTGCCCTGAGCTGTTTTTTGCATTCCAGATAATCGGGGTCGTAAAGCTTCACAAATACAGCGATAAACAGATCCCTTGTGTATTCCTTGTCGTGGTCAATTTTAAGGTGGGTTATGCCCTTTGTCTTGCAAAATAAGGTAAACACCTTAAGCATTTCGTAGCCGTCCAGCGGACGTTCCTTTGCAGTTAGCTCTTTAGCGATCTCCGGGTATCGCTCTTTAAGCTTCAGGTAAATCACTTTGTAATTCATTGCCGGCTTGTTTTTTGGTTATTACTTCGTATGCGTGACTATTCAGGGTAGGGACTCTTTTTAAGGTCCCGGCCTCAACCATTGCACTGAGTTCACTGTCTGCCATTAACCGAAGTTCCCTGAGTACGTCGCTATACATTGCGTGCTCAGGGAACTGTCTCGATTCTCTCTTTTGAGATTGAATCTGCTCTACGACTTTTAGTATCGTATCTCTCATACCAAGGCCCTTTCTTTTTCCAGCTTCTCGGAAAGAAGCTCTTTGTATCTCTTTTCCGTCCTTGGGAAGTATGTGGTTTTGCCAATCTTAACGATGTATTGAGCCTTTGACAGGTTGGGCGGGGGTAGTTGTGGTTTCTGTTTCCGCTCCTTGCTGCATCCGCCTGAGAGGTGCCCGAGCTCACTGGCCACAGGCGAAATCGCACGTATAGGCTGGCCGGGCCGGTCCTTTCGTTTTTTTCGTATCTTTTCCCGCGCCTGTTCCCTTTTGTGAACAACTTTACAAGGGGTACATCTTGTCGCTCGGTGGTGCATCTCGTCAATGCTTGTGCCGCAATCTAAGCAAACGCGAGGGGCCGCTTCTTGTGGCTTTCGCTGATTCTCCGCCTTTGGCTTGTTTTTGACCTCTCTGGTTCCGGCTGTGCCTTCGTCCTTTTCTTTCTTGTAGTAGATTCTCTTGTACTCCCTTTGCATCTCCTTGTTGTGGATGGTAGCGCAGGAAATGCACCGCAGGGCCTTTGGATGTCTTTCAGATATGTCACATCCGCAGTCAACGCAATGCCTTTCAACAGGCTTCTCTTTCATTGCGGCTATCCGGGCTTTCTTTCTTGCTATCTCTGCCAGCCGCTCAGGGTTGTTTGCTACGGATTGCCTCCATCTTTGCTGACCTTCCCGCTGAACGTCGTAAGCGCAGCCAGTGCAATATTTCGCCGTTGCAGAGCGATGTGAAATATCGCAGTCACACCTTTGGCACCTCCTTTCCTCCGGCTCCGATTCCTTGTTTGATTCTCTCTCTGCTGCCCGCTTTTCGTATGCATCTCTCTGATGCTGCTTGTTCATCTTTTCGGCACAAGGGATGCAGTAGATAGCATTAACGGCCCGATCTGAAATATCGGTCGGGCATAACTTGCAGGCGCGTTTTGCAGGTTTCTCACTCATCGCAGACCTCCTTCCTCTCTATAATCACCACGGACCAATTCCCATCCGTGGTCCTCGTTGCTATCACAGAGGCACCTTTGACTTCTTTTCTCCACAACAAGGGGCCTTTATCCCAGCCCCGTATTCCGTGAGCTCTGTAAACCTCCAGCCTGTTGCTGTACTCGTAACAGGTGGCTGTTGAGGTCTGGTCTTCACTCTCCCATACTTGTGCTGATATCGCAATAGGTAGCAATATCAACATTATTGTTATCAGTTTTTTCATTTTTCGTCCTCCTTTTTACCTTTTTCCCATCCCTCAAATTCCTGGGCCAGCTGCTCAATGTCATTGTCTTTTTCGACCATCATCGTGAACCCTCGATGCTCCACATCTACCCATTCCATATCATGCAATTTGCAGATGAATTGCACCTTTTTAAGCATCTTTCGCACGTCATTCCAGCCCTCGGCCTTTAGTTCGAGCGTGCCATTTTTGATTTTTAGAGTGTTTGATTTCATTTTGCAGCCCCCTTTTCTGTTACAGATAATCCAAAATAGAAGTTTAGTAAGTAAAAACCGCTACCATTCCTTCCAAAACCAAAAACAAGAATGAATAATGGGAAATATCCACCATTCGTTATCTTCCACATATTTTCAAAGCTGAAGTTTAATTTATATTTTCCTATATTCATTTTGTTTCCTCCTTAGCTTTTAGGTGGTTATAAACAAAATCCCTCTGCTTGCTGAACTCAGGAATTACAAAATCTTTGCTTTCTGCCATTTCGGGGTCCATTTCATCCCACATCTCTCCAAAAGTATCGGTTATGCATTCGTAGAAATCCTCACCCGTTACGCCTTCGTCTCCTTCCATATTCAGCATATCCACCAACTCGGCGCATTTTTCATGGCTCTTCCAGTCGTACAGCTCACCATTGGCTTTGTGCGCTGAACGCCAGTACGTCGCCCCGACTGGAATCGTGCAACCGCAAAAACTGCAAACGTGCGCTTTTCTCGCTTTTACTTTACCGTATCTGAGTGTTTCCATCATTTCGTTTTAGTTTTTACCCGCCTCCCTGTGTGGAAGGCGGGGGTGGGTTAATAGTCTCCACTCTGATAAATCACAATCTTAGGTCCATCCATCATAATTTCCTCTACCATAAAAATACTTGTATGAGCTATTGCCTGGCTCGCGATCCTTTTAGCTTCGTCTTTATTGTAAGCGAGAATGATTAAGCAGCTCCCTACAGGGTAAAGAGCTTCAAATTCTACATTCCAAAGTTTAAGATTCATCTCTATTTTTTGTTTTACCCCTTACTGGGGTGGTTAAAAATCAAATAACTGTTACCCAAGTGGCACAAATGATTCGATAGCTAATTTTAATTCGTCTCTGAAATAATCCATCGTTCCAATATCGCCAGAGGCGTATTGTTTAACTTGAAATGACAGCTCTGTCAATGCAACGCCTGATTGAATTAGTTTTTGTTCTAGCCAATCCTTGTAGTTTTCTAAATCAAATACAGAATCTTCCTCGCCTATCGTTTGAGGATTTTCTAATCTGAATTGCTTTTCAAATTGATACATGTCTTTAGTTTTTGGGGTGGTTAAAAAGGCATTAATTCATAATCATACACAAAAACAAAAGGGTTGCTTTCCCATGTGCCTTTGCCGCTAATCTGGTCGATAAGTGCGGCGTAGGCTTCGATGTGAGACTGGTATATCATATTCCCCTCCCATCCAAAAATGAAAGACCTGCTGTCGTGGGTGTAACCTTCAATGCCCTCCTTTATGCAGTCCTCTTCTGTAATTTCCTGCAAGCGCTCAAATCTTACATCAGTAATTTTTATAAAATAACGGGCGGCTGACTGGGGCATGAAGAGTTTGTTTTTCCAAGGATTTGAAATGTCTGGAATTTGAGTGTTAATAAAGGTCTTGTCTGATTTTTCAAACTTGTAAAAAATCTTATCCATGCTGAAATCGTCAATATATGGCTCCTTTAGGTATACGATTTCATCTACTTTATACTTCGGTCTTATCTCCTTGCCATGCCAGTCCTCAAACAACACGTTGGTGGTCCGCGGGCCTATATCGTCCGGTTGTGCATTCGCGATCCTCCGGGTTTGCGTTTTCCTCATCTGAATTGTTGAGTGAAAAAGCGGCTCTTTGAAACATATTCCTTTCATAGTTTTAATTTTATGCTGTTACTTGGTTAAACTCTTGAATCAAAGCCGCAGCGCTGGCCCGGGCTATCTCCCTGGCCACAATGGGCACAACGGCATTCCCGATGAACTTCTTTTGGTCTGCTTGAGTGCCCTTTAAAATGTAGTCAGCTGGGAAGCCTTGAATTTTAAGAAGCTCGGGAACCTTCAGCATTCTCATTTTAATATCCGCTATGCCGTGGGCCTGCATAAATTGCTTTATTTTTTGCATCACAAGGCTGTCGGAATTGCTATGCTCCACATTTGAAAAGCCTTGCCGAACCTCAACCAGTGAGGGGGGCCGCTTATCCATCCTGGCAATAAGTGTAAAGCAAGGCTTGTCAACCGAACTTCCAGCGCTTTGGTATTGCGGATTAAGCAGGTAGTGATGTTTACGACAAGCTAAAATTGTTGGCGCCGGTTCATCCAGTGAGCGCCCCACGTTTTTGAAGTTAGTATCCATCAACCAGCCTTTAACGGTCACAAGGTTCTGCTTCGGTGAAGTTGTTAAAGTGCCGTTTGGCTGCTCTACCGAACTGGCTCTGCCTGTTCCGTACTGATTGTCAAGAAAGCGAACAGAAGCCACGGAAAAGCGGTCTTTTGTTGTAACGGTTGGGCACGGCTCCAATATACTTTGAGCGCCTTGGGAATTGCTGTAATAGCTTGTGAGGAAAGAAGCACGCACAACTGATTGGTTGGCGCTGGTCGTTATTGCTCCGGTAGGGCCTTTAAAGCTGACCACTTTACCAGCCGGGCGGCCTGAAAAATGCTTTTGGATGAACCCTTCCTCACCATTGGCCACAAACTTCACCAGCCCGGCATAAATCCGCTCCAAAGTGGCATCTACCAACGGCTTCCGACGCTTAAAAACACTTTCTCCTTCGTCCTCAAAATCCAAAACCTCTTTCACAGCCTTCCAGGGGCGAAGGTTGTTTGCAAACATCCCACCGGCCTCAACCCTCCGGGCGTGGGTAGGTTCTGGCCACACTATTGGCAGGCCCTTTTTTGCGAACTGAGCAAAGTAACGCTCCCTGCTGGTATAGGCTCCAAAATCAGCAGAGTTGAGTATTTTCCAGTCAAACGAATAACCGTAACTGCACATACGCTTTACCCAATGCACATAATCAACTCCATTTTTTCGGCTTATCGGCCGGCCATTTTCGTCCAGCGGGCCCCAGCTCATAAATTCCCGCACGTTTTCGATTTTCACGTAATCAGGCTGGACGGCCTCAATGTAATCGTAAAGCGAATATGCCAATGTCCTGCTGTCTGCATCCCTGGGCAGGCCTCCTTTAGCCTTTGAGTAGTTGGTGCATTCCAAGCTGGCCCAAATCACAATGATACAGCCTGAGTGGTCTTTGCGAAGGGTTCGCACCAAGGCGGCGATGTGCTGAATTACCTTCATATCCCTAACGTCCTCAACGAAATGAATACAGTCGGGATGATTCGCTTTGTGACTCTCAATGGCTTTTGCATCGTGGTTCACGCAAGCGGCCACTTGGATGTTAGGATTGCCGGCAAGGTGAATGCCTGTTGTCGTCCCTCCGGCACCTGAAAACAGGTCTATGTAAAAGATTTTCATAGTTAGATGGTTTTAATATTTCCAATTGATGGGGCGGCCCCTGTTGTGCTAATAGCTGTTTTTGCGTGCTAAGCCATTGAATTTTGACACGAACCCCCTGTTCAAGTGTATTCTATTGCGACACCCCCATTTTAATCCCTTAAAAGCACCTTATTTTGATTTTCAGATTTCATCCGGGATTCCATGCCGAAATTTGTCCGCTTTGCTCACATACAGAAAAACCTCTTTGTGCTTTACTTTTGTGTATGTTTCAAAGCTTGCTTTATGCTCAGTGACCAGCGAAATGAACTGCTGGTAAGTGTACAGTTTGACGTTTTTGTCATAGCTCAGAAAGTTCGCAAGGGTAGGGGTGGGGTACGGGCAGTTGTCGATCACATTGTTCACAGCATCAATCATTCTCGTATCACAGAACCCCTTTGCCTTGAACCGCTCAATCAATATCTGAAAGAACTCTGGCGGCAGGGCCGGGAACGCAGCTTTTACTTTTGCCGCATTTCGCACCAGCTCTTTTTGGCTTAACTCTCCCCTGTAAACGCTCAACTCAAACCCGGATTCAGTCTTCCTCAAAGGAATGCTTGAGGATTTCTGCAAGCTGGTCGAGGCTTGTTGCTTCTTTATTATTTCCCCTATTTTTTCCATTGTTTTGAAATTTGTCTGCATTTTTAAACCATGTGGAAAGCCTGCGATTTATCCCGAACGTTTTTTCTTTTTCGAATCGCATCTTTTTGTCATTTGCGCCGTGCTCTGTCCAGTAATCAAAGAAGTTTTTAAGCTCGCTTTGGTCGGTGTATCCAATTTTGACAGCTTCGTTATAAACTTTTGTTGCAAATTCCCTTTTTCGAACCTCTAAATCTATTTTTGGGGAGAGTGGCGATTTATCGCCCCCCTTTTCTTCTACTTCTACTTCTACTTCTAC